GACAGGCGGAGAGGGCTGATAAGACATGGCAGAGCTGACCACAGCCGTCAAACGGCATTTAAAAATTACATGGACGTCCAAAGAGACTGACGCGGAAGTGTCTGACATCATGGCACGCGCGGAGGGAATGCTGGACGACCTTCTCGGCGAGGCTCTGACCTATGACGATACAGTGTTAAAAGGCAGGGATTTAGATCTATTCCTGAATCTCTGCCTGTATCTTTATAACGGCCTCACCGAAGTGGAATTCATGCAGGCGTACTCGCAATCGCTGACGATCGCCAGACAGTTCCATGTGGATCCGATCGGAGATGATGACTATGAGGACCAGTAAAACGATTCCGCCGTACCGGGACGGATATGTGAGCTTCGTGCGGATAAAAGACACGAACGTGTCGCCGTTCGGAGCTCCGAAGAACACAAAAGTCAGGGAAGACACGGAAAACGTGGTCGTAATGAAATACGACCGAATGACTCACCGGCAGCGGGACCAGGAATTCGCCTACAACGTCGACAAATCCCTGGATCTGAAAATCAGATGTCCGTATCATCCGGCAGTATCGACCAGGCTCCAGGCCATCATCGAGGACGTCCTGTATGACATCTTCGATATCGATGCGGATCCGAACAATATGCAGATGTTCGTATATCTGCAGCAGAACAGGATCCTGTGGCAGACGGTGATAGTCGACTATCATCCGGAAGTATCGACGGAGATCATATCCGGAGATCTCGAAGATCTGGAAGCAGACGCCGAGGCCTTCGGAGCTGCCTTCAAGTACGTCCCGGGATCCTATGCCTTCACGATACAGGGAGACAGATGGATATACGCGCCGGGCAATAACATAGTCGGATACGGGAAGATCGGAGAGATGACGCTCGAGGAGCCGATCGAGATAGATCCTGCAGAATGCGGACTATCATCAGAGGCGACGTCCGGGATATTCGTGATCACTCTGACAACGGATCCGGAAGAGGGGAAAGTCCCAGGGAGACATGATATATGAGCAGCATACTGGAAACAATCGAGCAGACTCTATCCGCACTCGCGGAAGACATGAAGTATCCGTTCACGGGCGGAGTGTATTACGGTATCTGCACGGCTCAGCATCTCGACGAGTGGAACTTTTTCGTGTTCGAGCGCGTAGAGGAAGAAGTGACGAACGACAAGAGCGTGACCTCATATTATGAGGTCCGCGTGGTCCATGAGGACTATGTGGACGAGGACTACACCTTCGAAGTCGTAAAAGCCTTAAAGGAAGCGGTCCCGGGCCTCTCGACATCTGGTAGGATCAAGTACGAGTCGAGACTCAAAGGAGATACGAACGTGCGGGTCGAGATGGCCGTGATCCCTCTGAAGAAAGCGAGAAAGATAGATGTCTGAATGGTTCAAAACAGACTTCAAAGAAGTCGAAGAACTGCAGGAGCACATGGAGAAGTTCGGGGCCGGATCCGGCCAGATCGTCGACGGAGTGCTGCACAGGGAAGGCGCCGAGGACATCAAAAAGCAGATCGCTCCTCTCATTCCGAGCTCCGGAAGGAGATGGAAAGGGAAAGGATCGCCAGCGTCCGCGGCAATGCCGGCGGCGTTCAGCCAGGATAACGACCAGCTATCCGTGACGATCGCGGCGAGAGGACGATACGGATATCTGTATTTCCCGGATGACGGAACCAACACAAGGAAACATGCAGGGAACCTGCAGTTCATGAGACGGGGAGCCGAAGCAGCGATCCCGTCCGTGATTGATAAATGCATCAAGGTACTAATCGAAAACTTTTAGGAGGATATGATAAATGGATAACATTTTTACAGGTGTATTTTCCGAGTATACCGTGACCGGCGTGGCGTTCAAACCGAAAGACGCCGTATCATACACGCTGGTAGATGGCGCCGGAAGCGCCGAGGAAGAGTTCGACCGGAAGAACGTCACGAAGGCGAAGTCGAACGTCGTAGTCAAAAAGATCTCCCGCTCTGCAGGGACCGGCAAAGTAAAGTTCACGCTGCACATGCCCGTCATTCTGTATAACGAGATCCAGGGGATACTCAAAGGATCCGCAGGCGGAGTCGTGACCGGCGTATCCGCATACGGCGGAAAAGCAAAGTGCCCGCCCACGGAGATCGCGGTACAGGTCGAAGACGAAGACGGCGACAAGAAGTTTAAATACTATCCGTGCGCGACGTCTGCGTCGTTCAACCGCTACACGCCCTCGGAAGAGGATTCCGTGGCGGAGGTGACTATGGAGTTCGATCTCTCCACAGACATCTACGGGCAGCTCATGTATGAAGCTCTCGCGACAGAGCTCGACGCAGCTGCCGGGACGATCACCTCTGCGAACTGGATGTCGGCCGTATCATCAGCGGCGCTCCAGGCATCCGGGACGACCGGGACGACCGGGACGACCGGGACGACCGGAACAACGGGACAGGGATGACAATATGAAGGGAGGGCCGAATAAGGCTCTCCCTTCTTTTTTGGGAGGAAGAGCATGAAAATACTGATCGCCGTACCAACATTCGAGAACATCACGCCGGACACGTTCAAGAGCATATATAACCTGAATACGCTCGATCACTGGTGCGAGTTCGACTTCGTCCGAGGATACGACTGCGCTGCAGCCAGGAACAACATCGTGAAGCTGGCATACAGACAAGAAGCAGACTATGTCCTCATGGTAGATAACGACGTGGTCCTTCCGGAGAATGCCCTCGTCTGGATGCTGGAGAATCCGAAAGATGTATGCCTCGGGTTTTACGCGCACAGGAGCGCGGACTGGAACGGGAACACCTGTATCTGCAAATGGTCAGACGGCCGGAAGAAGTTTTTCAATTATCCGAAAGAGTCACAGTACACGTCGGAGGAACTAAAGCAGCTCAGAAAGACCGGAACGTACAAGATAAACATTCACGGCGGAGGAATGGGCTGCGCTCTGATCAGGACCGACGTATTCCGGGAGATCGAGTATCCCTGGTATTCCTGGGTAAACTACGCGAACGGGACAGTCCTGTCGGAGGATCTGTTTTTCTGTGAACAATGCCACCAGCACGGGATCGATATCTTCGCAGATACGAGAGTGGAGTGCGGGCATCTGTTCAGATATATCCAGTGGGGAGGCAGCAATGATTAAATTCAGTCTGAAAGACAAGGAGATAGACATCTCCCTGACATTCTTAGAGCTCTACAAGCTCAGAACAAAACACCCGAACGAATATAAAAGATATTTCGAGCTCCAGAAGAAAATGATCATGACAGATCTGGATGCTGCGGAAGTGATCTATATAGCATATCTCTGTGCGAATCAGGACGCGATCCCGAACGTGATGACCTTCGAGGAGTTCCTGGAAAAGATGCAGAATGGCCGTCAAAGAGTATGGGACGCATACAAGACGCTGACGACTGACGAAAAAAACTGAAGTTCCGGAAAGCATTCAGGGTAATGAGTAAAAAGGACGCTATCACATTACCCGACATAGATTTCGAGGACGTATCAGACTACTATACGCTGTACGTCGAGATCATCGGGATCTCGGAAGATGTTTTCTGGAATCGCGATATCGCATTCGTGAAGACGGTAGCCGCGAACAAACAAGCGTTCGATAAATGGCTGAGACGCCAGCAGGAGATCTCTAATGGCAGCAAGAAACGAAGCAAAAATTAAATTCTCAGCAGAGACCAGGGAATTCACAGCACAGATCCGCGAGGCGAATTCGTCACTGGCCGCGCTGCGGGCCGGGATGTCACTGAACGAAGCACAGTTCAAGAACACCGGGAACGCTGCGGAATACCTGAAAAACAAACAGGGCCTCCTGAAACAGGAGCTCGAACAGAACAGGATAAAGCAGGAAGCGCTGAACGGAAAGCTGGAAGCCGCGAAGAAGATCTACGGCGAGAACAGCACGGAAGCGCAGAGCTGGAGCAGGAAGCTCACCCAGGCGAAAACTGAGGAACAGAAGCTCGAGACTCAGCTCAAAGAGACGAACGACGCGATCGAGGACCAGGCGAAGGCAGAGAAGGAAGCAGCCACGCCGCTCGAGAAGCTGAACAAGAAGATCGACGAGCAGAGGAAAGATCTGCAGACATTAAAGACCGAATACGCGAACGTCGCGCTCGCCGAAGGGAAGGACTCGCAGGCCGCGAAGGATCTGGAGTCGAAAATAGATTCCCTGAACTCGGAACTGGATCAGAACGAGCAGAAGCTCAAAGAGGTGACGCAGGCAACGGACGAGGCGGGAGATTCCGCGTCGAGCAATGCAAAAGGAGGATGGACCGTAGCCGGGAACATCCTCGCGAACCTGGCGAGCGGAGCGATCAGCAGCCTGATCAGCAAATTGAAGGAAGCGGCCACGGCCGTCATCAACCTGGGGACAGAGTTCACGGCATCCATGTCGAACGTGCAGGCGCTCTCCGGGGCGACGGCGGGAGAGATGGCACAGCTCGAGGCAGCGGCGAAGGAACTCGGCAGAACGACCATTTTCTCAGCCAGCCAGGTGAGCGACAGTTTCGGATACATGGCGCTCGCGGGCTGGGACACCCAGGAGATGCTCTCCGGTATCGATGGCGTCCTGAACCTCGCAGCGACGTCCGGGATGGAACTCGCGGACGCTGCGGACATGGTGACGGACTATCTCTCCGCGTTCGGCCTCGAAGCGTCTGACGCTGCAGGGATGGTCGACATGCTCTCATACGCGCAGGCACACTCGAACACCACGGCCGAGCAGCTCGGCCAGGCTTACGGGAACTGTGCGGCGAGTGCTCACACTGCCGGCCAGACAATGCAGACCACGACAGCGATCCTCGAGAGCTGGGCGAACCAGGGATTAAAAGGCGCCGAGGCAGGGACCGCCTTTTCTGCGATGGTCAGAGACATCACGCAGAAGATGAAAGACGGGAAGATCATGATCGGCGACACTGCGGTCCAGGTCCAGAAGGCGAACGGAGACTTCCGGAGCATGACCGATATCCTGGCCGACGTGGAAGCTGCGACGGATGGCATGGGGACCGCGGAGAAGTCGGCCGCGCTCATGACGACGTTCACGGCCAGATCTGTGAAAGGTGTATCGATGGCACTGACGGAGGGATCCGAGAAGATCGCCGGATACGAGGCGGATCTGAATTCATGCACAGGGACCGCCGAAGAGATGGCGGGAGTCATGAACGACAACCTCGCCGGCGACATGAAGGCGCTCGGATCCGCAGCGGAAGGCCTCGGCCTCCAGCTCTTCGAATACTTCGAAGGCCCGCTCAGGGGAGCAGCACAGATCGCGACGGACGCCCTGAACTGGCTCACGGACGCGATCACTCCGAACGAAAACGCCCTGACGAGATTCATCGATGAGACACAAGGTGCGATCGATCAGAATAAAACGGCCATAGAAGCGGCCGAACAGGCTGTCGACGATATGACCTCGAATATAGGCGAAATGGAGATCTACAAAGAGACTCTCCTGGAGCTGCTGGATAAGTCGGAGCTGAATGAGCTCGAACAGTTCCGACTGAAAGATGCGGTCGAGCAGCTGTCCGACAGCGTCCCAGGGCTTAAAGACGCCTATGACGAAGTGAACGGCACATTCCAGGTCTCGAACGAAGAAATAATCGAGATGATAAACAACGCCGAAGCGATGGCACTGAAGACGGCACTGATAGAGGCACAGAAAGAGTCCTATAAGAATTATGCCGACGCGATCGTGAACGCGGCCAAAGCGTCGCAAGCGCTGACGAAGGCGACCGAAGACTATGCGAACGCCGAAGAATATACCTACAGCGGCGTGGAGGGCATGATAGCCATAGGAGGAGAGGCCAGCCGGAACCTGTCGGATCAGGCCAGAGCAGTCCGAGAAGCAGGGAAGGCATATAACGAGGCGGGCGAGAACCTCGAGCAGGCCAAAAAGGACATGGAAATGCTGCCGGATGCGATCAATAGCGTCGCGGACGCTTATGGTATCGATCTGGCAAATGCCGCGGACACTGCAGCAGAAAGCATGGACGGAGTAGGCGACGCTGCGGGAGACATGGCGACCGACGTGACCGGAGCCTCCGATCTCACAGAAGAAGAACTCGAAGCGATCGAACAGGCAGCAGCGGAAACGCAAGCAGCATTTGAGAGCCTCAGAGACGGCGTGGAGTCGTCCATGCAGGACGCCCTGAGCTTCGTCGAAGGATTCAACGGAGGAGTGCAGCTCTCGAGCGACGAGATCCTGGCGAACCTTCAGAGCACCGGAGCAGGCGTCGCCCAGTGGGCCGAGAACATGGCGATCCTGGGAGAACAGGCCGGATCCGGAATGTCCCAGGAATTTTATGACGAACTCCTGCAGATGGGACCGGCATCGGCCAACATCGTCCAGGAACTCGTGAACACCCTGAACAACGACAAGCCGAAGTTCAAAGAGATCAGTGATCAGTACGCCGAGAACCTCCGGCAGATGGGGAACGCGGACAACCTGGCGAAATACTCCTCAGCCGGCAAAGCTGCAGCGGATCAGACCACGCAGGGCATAAAAGATAATAGCGGACAGGTGACTCAGGCAGCGAAAGACATGGTCGACAGCGCAACGTCGACCGCGGACGCTCAGATGCAGAGCGGGATCAACAACATGAGAGCGAATGCTCAAATGGGCATGAACGGAGTGAATAATGCGGTCCTGATCCAGCTCGAGACCATGAAGGGACATTTCTCCTCGGCGATGGGAGTCATCCAGGGTAACGTCGCCGGCATGATCAGCAGCGTCAGATCCGCTCTGTCTCAGCCCTTATATGGTCCGAACATCAAAGTCCCGCATTTCAGCATGTACGGAAATTTCGACGCGAAGACGAAGTCGGTCCCGGTGGTCACTGTCTCCTGGTACGCAAAAGGCGCCATCTTCACACAGCCGACACTCTTCGAGACACCTTACGGGCTGAAAGGAGTGGGAGAGGCCGGAGCCGAGGCCGTGCTGCCGGTGGAACTCCTGAAAGATTATATCTCCGAAGCAATGGAGGCAAGGACCGGCACGGTCATCAATATGAACATGACAGTAAACGGTGCGGAAGATCCGGACAGCTGGGCAGCGGACGCAGCGCGGAGCATCAAGCAATATATGAGGATAGGATAAAATGAGCGCCACGAAAAAACCCACAGGCTTATCTATTACCCGGAGCGGAATGACATTCGCTCTCGAATGGAAGATCACGGATAAAGATCACGGGGCGGGGCAGCAGCTCCAGTACAAGACGAACCTCATGAAAAAGTGGTCAGACATCAGCGTCGGGACGAAGACCGTGAAAAAGACGATCTCGCTGTCCGCAGCTAACTATTATCCGACGACCTCGAAAAAGCTCGACACGATCTCATTCCGCGTAAGAGGAAAGAGGAAAAAATATAAAGAGACGAAGAACAATGTCGAGACTACATACACGCCGGACTGGAGCGCGTGGGCAGAGAAGACCTTCACGACAAAGCTCCCGCTCAATCCGACCGTGACAGAGGAACTCGACAGCCAGCACAGCAACGTCACGACGTTCTCCTGGAGCATGAGCAACGATACTACGAGCGCCAGGATCGCGAAAGACTTCGAGTACCAGTCCAGGCTCGTGAAAGAGTGCACGGAGACGGACGGATCGAAGATCTCGTGGAAATCTGACAAGCTCGGCTGGAAGACCGGGACCGGCTCGGCCGGATCCGGGACAGCATCCGGAAGCGTGACGATCACGGAAGACACGACACTGCTGGCAGCGGCATCATATACGCGATGGGTACGAGTCAGATCGAGAGGCGCGAAAGGAGCCTCGGACTGGAAGTATAAAAAGCACGTATACGCAAGGACGAACCAGGCAAAGATAAGCGACGCCACGGCGACCACATCCGGAGGATCCACGACGGTCACGACGGAATGGAAGGCCCAGGCGGACGCAGCGCACCCGATCGACGTGACGACGGTCGAGTACCTGATCGCGACTCCGGCGTCGGGACTCGCGGTTCCGACCGGAGCGTCATGGACGGAGGCGGAAACATCAAAGGACACGAAGGGAACCGACACGGCGAAGTTCACGATCGGGACCACTGTAGGCGTAGATCAATGCCTATGGGTCCGTGTGAACACACAGCACGACGGGAATATCAAATACGGAACGCCGAAGCTCACAAAATGCGGAAAACTGACCGCGCCGTCTAACCTGAGCGTACAGACGAACGCGACGACGTTCAGGGCGACCGTGACCGCGACGAATAACTCGGCGGTCCCGGATTCCAGGCTCGCGATCATATTCCGGCAGGCGGGGAAAAAGGACAAGATCATCGGGATCATAGCGCACGGAAGCAGCAGCGCGACGGTCCAGTGCCCGGCATGGGAGAGCGCGAACGATATTTCCTTCGGAGTATATGCGTTCCAGGGAAGCGACACGCACACGACGAACGGCGCGAGCGTGAACACATACACCCTCACGAAGAATATGGAATCGTCGAAGGTGTACGAAGGCGGATCCGTTCCGTCGGAGCCCACGAACCTCACGTTCGAAAAATCAGAGACAGAGGGAGAAGTGATCCTCTCATGGACATGGTCATGGGCCCAGGCAGATATTGCAGAGATATCATGGTCGCAGAACGAGAACGCCTGGGAGTCGACCGACGAGCCGCAGACATACACGATCACGAGCCTGAACGCGAACCGCTGGAGGGTATCAGGGCTCGAGACCGGAAAGACCTGGTATTTCAAGGTGAGACTCATAAAGACGAACGGCGAAGATATGACCTATGGGCCATACTCGGACGTCCTGGCTGTAGATCTGACATCCGCACCGGACAAGCCGGTCATGGATCTCTCCGATGCGGTCATAACCGCAGACGGGAACGTGACGGCCTCCTGGGTATATGTGACGACGGACAACACTCCGCAGGCATACGCGGAGATCTGCGAGGCCACAGTAAGCGGCGACACGGTCACACACGGGGACGTGATCGCACACGAGACCAGCGCACAGCACATCACGATCGACGCTGCAGCGGTAGGCTGGGAGGTAAATACAGAACACCTCTTATGCGTCCAGGTAACATCTGAGAGCGGGAAAGTCTCGGAATGGTCGGATCCGGTAGCGGTCCAGATCGCGGAAGCGCCGAGCTGCACGATCAGCCAGACCTCACTCGGAACGCAGACGATCATCTACAATTATCAGCCGTCCGTATCCGCGACGGTAGTAGGCGGATCCGCTTCGGATCTCCTGATAAACGCGGACACGTTCGCTCAGATGTTCAACTATACGCCGGGGACGCACTATTTCGCGGTAAGAGATGGCCGGTGGACATACAACGGGACCGAAACGAATAACAACGTAATCGGATACGGGAAAGTCGGATATATGAAGCTGTGGGACGACGAGATCGATCCTATGGACTACGGGATCTATACGAACTCGCAGAGAGCGACCATAAAGGTCGTGCTCACGACAAACCCGATCTACATCACGGAGAACGTCCTGACAGTCATGCCGCTCACCCTGACAGTGACCGGAGCCGGATCCGGAGGGACGACCACGGTCGTGATCGAAAGATCCGAGGAGTATAAGATGCTCCGGCCGGACGGAGATCCCACAGATGGATATGAAGGCGAGACGATCGCGGTATTCCGACAGACGGGAGAAGATCAGATCACGATCGAAGATCTGATCGGCGTCCTGGATGACGGAGCACATTATCGCATTATCGCCATGACGGAGGACGGAGTCGGACAGACGGCGACCGCGTCCATAGAATTCGCCGTCAGGTGGGCACACCAGGCAGGGATCCCGGACGGATCCGAGAGCAAATACGGCCTCGTGATGTTCATATCTCCGGAAGCTCCGACAGAATATGCATCCGGAGACGTCTGTGACATATACAGGATCTCCGCGGACAAGCCGGAGCTGATCGTAAAAGACGGAGAATTCGGGACGGTCTACGTGGATCCATATCCGGCGATCGGCGAAGGAGTCGGGCACAGGATCGTGCACCGGACGAAGAATGGAGACTACATCACGGCGGAGAACAGGCCGGCGTGGATAGATCTGATCGACGAGGCGATCATCGACGAGTACAGCATCATAATAGACTTCGACGGCCGGCAGGCAGTCCTGCCCTACGACGTGGGCCTGACGAACAAATGGTCGAAAGATTTCAAGGTCACGAAGTACCTTGGAGGATCCCAGCAGGGAGACTGGAACCCGACGACATCCAGGACCGCGACGTATACAACGGCGCTGCTCGCAGATGACGACGCGGACACGATCCGGACGATCAGGGAGCTCGCAGCATATAGCGGGATCTGTCACATACGGACGCCGGAGGGATCATCCTATGCGTGCAACATAGACGTATCAGAAAATAAGAACTATAGCGAATGGGACAAAGTGAGCTTCACGCTCACGACCACGAGGGTCGATCCGGAGCAGCTGGACGGCCAGACATTCGAGGAGTGGTCATCATGAACTGGAACAGAGGATTCAGCGCACGGTATTACATGGAACTGGTAGACGCGGCCACATGGCGCGATATCAAAAGATATGAAGTGACCGGCGGGAATATATCAAAGTCGACCGGCGGACTTATGGAAGCGGCGGACATAGACGCCACGGACATACCGGCAACGGGCGACGTATGGATCAGGATCTATCTCGATGCGCGCCAGGGAGAGACCGGCGCCAGGGAGGCGATCTTTACGGGCCTGCTGTCCGCACCGGCGACGGACTGGGAAGGAAACAGGAAAAGCTATAAGACAGAATGTTATTCGGTCCTGAAACCGGCCTCCGACATACTGCTGCAGCGCGGCTGGTATGCTCCGGCCGGAATGAATGGCGCGAAGCAGGCAGCGAAGCTCCTCTCTGTCGGTGCGGCGCCGGTGACGTTCGAAGAAAACGCTCCGGCGCTGGCATCGATGATAATCGCGGAGTCAGGAGAGACTAACCTGTCAATGGCTCAGAAGATCATAAACGCGATCGACTGGCGGATCCGGATCACCGGAACGGGAGAGATCCGGATCTGTCCGAAGGCAGCGGAGCCGGAAGCGACGTTCGACGCGCTGGAGAATGACCTGATCGAGCTGTCCGTATCAGATAGCAGTGATTGGTTCAGCTGCCCGAACGTCTTCCGGGCGACATCCGGAGACATGACTGCGGTGGCGAGGGACGACGACCCGGAGAGCCCGTTCTCGACAGTAGCGCGAGGCAGGGAGATCTGGATGGAAGAGACAGACTGCAAACTGAACGAGAACGAGGGCATAGGGAACTACGCTCTCAGAAGGCTGAAAGAAGAGCAGGCGCCATCGAGGCAAGTGAGCTATAACAGAAGATTTGTTCCCGACATTTATGTCGGCGACATAATCCGGCTGCGTCATCCTGCTCAGGGAATAGACGGAGCATTTCGGATCAACACTCAGAGGATAGACCTGGGATATGGCGGCAGAACGTCAGAGGAGGCTATAAATGAATATTAAGACTGTGAAAGATCTGGCAGCGGCCATAAAAGAGTCGGGGAAGACGACGCAGGCCTACGACACCCAGGCAACGGTCACAAGAGTGACCGGCGGGACCGCGTGGGTCCATATTCCCGGAGGAGTGGACGAGACGCCGGTACAGCTGAGCGTGAACGCGAAAAAGGGCGACACGGTAAATGTCAGAGTCTCCGGAGGACGGGCTTGGATCACAGGAAACAGCACGGCCCCTCCGACAGACGACACTGCAGCGAAGGTCGCGAACAAGAACGCGCTGAAAGCGCTGAAACAGATAAAAAAACTCGACGGCCAGGTGGAAGATCTGGAAGAGATCAACTATATCACAGAGGACACTCCTCATTATCTGGCGACAGATCAGGGCGAAGGAGTCACGATCGAGACACAGGGATGGACAGAGGAGCCTCAGTTCATCGACGAGACGAACCGATATCTGTGGATCTATCACACGTACACGCTGGCGAACGGGAACACGGTCGACACGGATCCCGTGATCGCAGGCGTATATGGAGAAGAGGGCCCGCAAGGCGCGACCGGCGCGACAGGGGCAACGGGAGAAACCGGAGCAACCGGCAAGGGGATCTCGTCAGTGCAGCCGCAGTACAGACTCTCGACCAGCTCCACGTCGCTCGTAGGAGGATCCTGGAGCACGTCGCTCGTATATACAAGCGGATATTATATCTGGACCAGGGAAGAGGTCACATACGACGACGGCAGCGTGAACTATTCGACGGCGATCTACGACCAGGCGCTCACGACAGCGTGCTCCCTGGCTTACGACACGGCACAGTATTTTTGGGTAAATGATACCGGGACCACAGCAGTCCCGACCGGCGCGTATGTTACGGAGACACCGCAGGACAGCTATAAGACGAACCCGACGCTCGGATCGATCCTGCTCCGATCGGCTGGTATTTATATCAGATACGCAGCTCAGACGATCGCGCAGTTTTTAAGCTCGGGGATGACGCTGCTCAGTTCTGCGGGGAACAAGCTCGCGGAGTTCCTCTCGACGGGAATCGCGCTGTACGACGGGAACGGAAACACAGAGAGCAACAAGGTCGCAGAGTTCACGAGCTCGACGATAAAGCTCGGGAAAGAGACCGCGGAGATCAATCTCTGCAAAGGCGCGGCGACTCTGAAAAAGGTTTTAGGATACGGAGGAGACAACTCCTTCAATATCATTTCAAATCCGGATTATAACCAGTCTACTCAGTCATACGGAACGTCCGCGATCGGCCTGATCGCAAAGCATCCGCAGGAGCAGACAAATCCGGCGAGCATCACCATAGGAGCCGGCGGGAGTCCGACCGTGGACGGCAGCGTATCGATAAGCGCAAAAACTTTTATATCGATGCTGCTGCAGCAGGGCGGAGGATCGGTAATGCTCTCGGATCGGAACCTGGTGATTAACATCGGAGATATATCGAACCCGTCGAGCATACTAAAGGGAAACATCTATCTCCAGAACGTGAACACATTTTCCGTGAACGGATCCAACGTCGTGACAGAGGGGAAGGCGTCATCGGCGAACCCGGCCGCGAACGGAACGGCCGCGCCTGGGACATCGACAAATTATGCCAGGGCCGACCATGTGCATCCGATCGACGAGATCGGATACAATCAGCTGGCATCCGGATCGCATCAGGCGACCGCGGCCGATACGTGGGAATATACCGGAATATCATTCACGACAACGAAATCATGCGTCCTGTATATCAGGACGAACACGTCCTCCGCGAGGAAAAGGCCCACGGGCCTCGGGCTCCACTCGGCGGCCACATTATCGAGCGGCAGCTATCCGGACGAGATAGCATATGAGGCAGGGTACGCAGAGCGGACACCGCTGTACTGGGTACCGTCCGGAACGTACTATGTATATCAGAAAAGGGCAGCGGCAGGAACGGCAGCGGCGACGATAACCGTCAACGAAGTGATAATAGAATAAGGAGATCCGGGAGAATGATAGACAAATTAGCGGAAGCAGTGACCGGAGAACAGATTGCGTTATGGCTCGTGATCGCGTTCCTGGTCGGATTTTTTATTTATAAGGAGTTCCCGGAGTTCCGGAAGCGCATGTCGTCGAAAGCCCTGAAAGAGCAGAAAGACGAGCAGACAGACAGGACCGTCGAGCAGAGGCTCGATAATATGGAGTCGGAGCTGCAGCAGATCAACGACAAGCTCAGCCGCGACTATGGCCGGCTGAATGCGATCGAGAAGCAGATCGACAGGACGAAGAACGCCCAGGCCGACATCATGGAAGAGCTGGGGATCATCATGAACGCCCTGCTGGGAGTTCTGAAAGGCCTCCAGGAAAAAGGAGTGAACGGACCGGCGAGGAACGCGGAAGAAGAGATTCAGAAATATCTGAACAGCAAAGCACATAAAAAAGAAAATGCATAAAGGAGGTGAGACCATTGATAAATTGGAGGGTCCGCATCCGGAACAAGGCGTTCTGGATAGCGTTCATCCCGGCGGTCGCCCTGCTGGCTCAGCTGGTGGCGGCCCTTTTCGGATTCACTATCGACCTGACAGAGATATCCGGAAAGCTGCTCGCGATCGTCGACGCGGTATTCGGGATCCTGATGCTCATAGGAGTCGTCCAGGATCCGACCACGGCTGGGATCGGAGATTCCGAGAACGCTCTGAAATATGAAAAACCAAAAGAAAAACAATAAACGGCATAAGATCCGGAGGCGACGAACCTCCGGATCTTTGTCTATGAAAGGAGCGAGAATATGGCAACAGATTATAAACAGTACAATTATGGAGGATATTCATACTGCGGAGGATCATTTCCTTCCCAGGGATGCGGGCCGACATCAGTCGCGGATCTGCTGGATATATCGCCGATCACCGTGGCGGACTGGATGACCCGAAACGGGTACGCGACCACGGACGGCCACGGGACATACTGGGAAGGGATCAACGCGGCCCTGACGGCATTCGGAGCCGACGGAAGAATGCTCTGCTCCAGCATGGACGGAAAGTATGAGGCGCCGGCCTTCGAGGAGTTCAAGAAAACGATACAGAGCGGATACATGGGAGTCATGCTCATGCATAACGTAGTGTCTCCCATGTGGACCACGGGGGGCCACTATATAGCATGTGTATCGTATGATCCGAAGACCGATCAATATCTGATCTACGATCCCGCATCCGCGTCCAGGACGGGGTGGCATCCGTGGAGTCATTTCGTCGGAAATATATGCTGCCTTTATGTATCATCGAAGAAGTGGGGATCTCCTGCAAACGATGAATACACCTTCACGCTGAAGCAGGTCAAAGAAGGAGATAAGAACAAATACGTCCTCTTAGGACAGAGAATGCTGAAATCCCGCGGACTTTACACGGGCAAGCTGGATTCTTCCTTCGGACCGAAAACAAAAAAGGCCGTCCTGAAATATCAGCAGTGGATCAATGCCCACGGCGGCAACCTGACCGAAGACGCCATCCTGGGACCGTCCACATGGCAATCGATATTCGGAATCACCGGCATCGTCAAGGGATCAGAGGTCACTCTCACGGTGAAACAGGTGAAACCTGGCGAGAAGAATATCTATGTCTATATCGCCCAGCAGATCCTCACCGGCATGGGATACTATCATGGAGATCTCGATATGAGCTACGGGCCGGCGACGACTCAGAGCGTAAGAGACGCACAGAAGGGGTACGGCATCCATGTCGACTCGATCTGCGGACCGACGACGTTCAAAGTGCTCATCAACATATAAGGAGGAAATTATGGCAAAGAAAAAAGAACCGGCATTCGTTACGGTGGAATGTGATCTCCTGAACATCAGATCCGAACCGGTAAAGGATGAAACAGGAGAGAACATCGTTAAACAGGTGAGAAGAGGAACAAAGCTCGAGAAGATAGGAACCGCGAACAAGGGAGCCTGGACAAAGACGCCCGAGGGGTATGTGATGACTGAATTCGTCTCGTAGCTGAAAGGCTGACAAATTGCCTCCTTTCATATTTAGGGCCCGGAGAGATCCGGGCCCGTTTTTTTGTGTTGCATTTCGTGTTGCATAGCGAGGGAAAAAGTGACTTTTGGAGGGAAAATATGTCCGTGGAAGGGAATATATGAACATGCGCGGAGCCCTACAAAATAAGGCCTCGCGCAGGAATAGGCTATATATAGGAATTTATGAAAAAATGGAGCATACGGGACTTGAACCCGTGAGGATTCAAACAAGTATAGCTATTTTCCTTTACCTTTTCGCTTCGTGTTGCATTTCGTGTTGCATAGATCCTGAAAATGATCGTTCGCGATCTTGTTCATCTTAACGGTCTCGTCTTCCATAACGTGACGATAGACCTCCTTCAGGACAGTGTCATTCTTCCATCCGCCTCGCTGCATGATATAGCTGTCCGGGATCCCGAGCGCGTGCTGGATCGATGCGGAGTAGTGCCGGAGATCGTGGAACCTGAAGGAAGGGAGGCCGGCGTTCGAGAGGACATGTGCGAAGCGGTGCGTGATCTCGTTAGGATTGAGATCCGTCACGTTCCCGCTCAGATCCTTCCACTTCTCGGCCACGAAGTCCGGATACAGGATAAATCTGTCGCCGGAATATGTTTTCGGCTGCCGGACAGTCCATCCACCGGATCCGTCTGAGACCATGCTACGGCAGACGTGCACGGTGTTCCCTTCGATATCGTCTGTGGTGAGGGCCGAGATCTCTCCGCGTCGCATAGGACCGAACGCAGCCAGGAGGACCGGGAGCTCCATAGGAGTATCTCTACAGGCCTCGATCAGGCGGGAGACATCGTCGTCGGATGGGACGTAGATCTTCGGCCGGACCTTTTTAGGGAGATCTGTCCGGAGAGCGAAATCGGAACGATATGTTCGCAGCACTGCGGAGATCAGGCCGTGGACGTTCCTCACAGTCTTCGCGCTCACGTCCTTCGCCAGGTTATTCATTTCCTCCTGGATCATCTCCTGAGTGATATCATTCAGCCTCACGTCCATGAGATCCGGACAACATTTTTTTCTGATCCGCTTATATTCGTTTATAGTGGATGGAGAGAGAACATTCTCCCGGAAAGATATATACTGATCGACCGCGGATCCGAACGGGACGCCGGAGCTCTTCCTCGTCTTCCTGGTGACAGCGAAGTCGGCAGCGGCCTGCTCCGCGATCTTCTTCCCAGTCTTCGAGGGATCGTCGGAAGTAAACGACTTATAGATCCTCTTCTTTTTACCGTCCACGATCTCATAATGAGAGAATACCAGGCAGCGCCAGGATCCGGACGGGAGTTTTCTGGCTGTAGGCATAGACTCGCCTCCTTGTTCTACAACGAGGGGAGTGCTATAATGATATAGCAATCCCTCGAGATGTTTGCGGACATCTCTAAGCTGGTAAAGGTGTTGCATGTATGGCCGGGAGCTGTCACCTCCTGGCCGTATTTTTACGTCTGACGGAGATCGTCAGCATGGTTGTCATTTTCATTTTTAGTATATTTTTCATTTTCTGTTAAATCTGAAATATAGTCGAGTGCTTTATTCTTTCCGACGGTATTTAATTTTTTATAATTGTTGAGAAGAATTTTTTCGTCTGGATCAAGCGAAGATTCAAAAACCGCAGGATTCTTTAAAAACTCTTCTATCAACATAGAGCGAGTGATATTAAAATAATAAGCGAGCTCGTCTATTTTATCCATTCGGGGAAATCTGGTACCATTGCACCACGTAGAAATGGCGGACTTGTTCACTCCGAGATCCTTAACAATATCGTTTTGCGTTTTATTATTAAGCGCCATAAAATAACGAAGGTTTTTTGCAAAAATGGCTTTATAATCGTCCTTCCCCATAGTAACACCTCCCTGTTATAGACAAAAGTATATTGTAAAAAGTAGAATATTACAATACAAATAGTAGAATTATTTTAATATTAGTATTGACTTCTACATAATGTAGAGTTAAAATGTTCACCATCAAACCGAAGGGAGGAGCGCGAAATGCAAGAATTGCAGATCAGCCTGGCAGCGGCGAGGGTAAATGCCGGGATGACACAAGAAGACGTAGCCCGAAAAATGGGGGTAACAAAGCAAACGATCGTCAACTGGGAAAAAGGACGCACGGCCCCAGGGATTCCGGAGATGGAGATGCTGTCGCGAATTTACAATATCCCACAAGACTATATTTTTTTACCTGTATATTCTACTTAAAGTAGAATACATGATACCCTACGGCTATCACGATAAATAAATGCTTTACAGCATTTATTAAAAAACTCTTAAAGGAGGCGAGTCTATGCCATACGTCAAGAAGCAGCGGAACGCGATCCGGAGCCTGCTGAAGAGCTACGACATCACAGACGGAGCCGCTCTCGGCCGGATCCTGGAGCTCTCGCCAAAGACCGGCCGGCGGAGGATGGAAGATCCGGACACTCTTACGATCGGAGAGATCAAGCGCCTCAGCACTCACGGCCATATACCCATAGAAGAACTCAGAGCAGCAATTAAATGAAAGGAGCAAATAAATGAAATGGAAAGTAAAAGCAGGATGTCTGGTAGACGAAGGATGGATCTCGTGGGAAGTCGACGCCGACAGCGCGGAAGAAGCGGAAAACAAGGGCTATCTCCTCGCGAGGAACAGCAACGTCGCAGACTGCGGGAACGTGGAGATCGAACCGCTGGAGGAGGACAAGCAGCTGATCCTGGACGCTCTTCTGAAAGTCCTGGAGCTGACGAGAAATCGCTATGATGTCATAGATCTGCAGTACGACGAGGAGAAGGGAACCGTCACGGCCCTCTTCGGATCCGGAGCAACGAAGATCGCGAACGTCGCCGGAGACTCCGGGACGGCGATGATAAGAGACGTTATATATCAAATTATCTAAGGAGGTAACAAACAATATGAAAAACCTGAACAACGAAATCGAGAAGCTCATACAGGATATGATGAACTCCCGCGTCAAGGCCGAGGAGTATGCGAAGTTTATCGACACGATTAGCGACCTGGAAGGAAAGGAAGAGCTGGACGATAACTCGATCGCTCTGAGGGGGCTGATAGCGACATGCATGAATATCGTCCGGAGAAACATGGGGAAGAGCCTGGAGGATATCGCGGCGGAAATTATCCGGAACATGAAGATCCTCGAGGCAATACAAAAAGACGAAGATGGGGGGGCGAAAGAAGATGAGAAAAGCGAGGAAGATCATATCGATCATATCACTGTGCGTATCAACATGGATCGCGATAGCGGCAGCGGAAGCAGATGAGTATCTGATCTCCATGATCTTCCTCGGATATATGATCCTGTGGCTGATCGCGAACGAGTACGAGGTTCCCAGGAAGAGACGGAAGAGAAGACGCCCGCAGCTTTACGACATGACACCATACAGATCAAGAGAGGAGGAAGAGACATATCATGCCGGAAATCAGTAAAGAGCGGACCGTGGAGCTGATCGAAAGGCTGCAGGCGATAGCAGCGGAGCTCCGGGCGATCACGAAAGAAACAGGAGTGAATATCAACATCGTCACGGAGACGGATAAGAAGTACGAGGAGCCGTGCTCGTATACGAGATTCGGCTGCCGGTACAATCTGGAGCACCTCTATAACGGGGAAGACTGGGCCAGATACATCATCTATCACGTAGATCCCTCAGAGATCCGCTGGACGATCCCGCCGAAGAGATACATCACAAAGAAAAAATGACGCCCGCCGGGGAAAACAGCGGACGCCACGAGATGCATGAAAAGCATAATAAAGAACATTTTTATTATATGCCATGCATCTCCTGAAATCAAGGGAAACAAGGGAGAACGGCTACTCCCTTGTGACCTCGATAAGAGTATTAAAGTTAGGACCTGAGAGATGGCATATAAGCAGAAAAAATATACATTCAGAAATGCGATAGAGATCGAGGAGTACCACACGGCCAGATACGGAGCTCCGGGAGAGAAGCGGGAGCCGAAAGTGAAGGCCACGCCGGAGCAGATCGCGAAGATGAACCAGCGCAACAAAGAGAAGCGCTGCAGGCGGAAGCTCCGGACCCACTTCGACACGAACGACTACTTCACGGATCTGACATACGCAAAAGACGCCAGGCCTCCGACATGGAGACGGC